AAAATGGCGAGTGGCGAAGCAGATTATCAAGGAAAGTTATTAGAGAGTAGAAACTCAGACTGGAAAGACGAGTTCGTTTTAATAATTTTAACTTTGCCAATAGCAATTTTGGCGTACTCAGTTTGGAGTTCAGATCCTTACGTTATGGATAAGGTAGAAATATTTTTTGAAAAATTTTCATCATTGCCGAGCTGGTTTACAAATTTATGGATTCTTGTCGTGGCGAGTATCTATGGTATAAAAGGAACGCAAATATTTAGAGGAGGAAAGAAATGAACTTAAAAGATCATATCCCACATTTTGTGGAAGAGCATAAAAAAGCAATAGCAGTTGTTGTTGTTATTTTGATTGTTGCAATCATTATATAATAATGAGCAATCAAGTACCTACAATGATGGTATCAAGATATAGTAAAAAGAAACCCACACTTCTTTCACAGCAAACAGGTAAGAAGAAAAAGAAATATAAAAAGAAGAAGAAGTAATGGCTAAACAAAAATTTACACACTTCATACCCAGAGATAAACCTAAAAAGCGTGGACCCGGTCAACATAAAAAGTCTATGAATAAAAGTGAGAAACGCCAAAAAAATACTAATCGCTATTTGGGTCAAGGTAGATAATGATGGAGTACGCCTATATGAATTATTATTTTACAGGTGCATTAATTGTTATGTTTGTGCTTCTTGCTTTCTTTGGGGGACCACCTAGATGAAAATATCTGAGAACACATCTGTTGCTATGCCAATTAAAAATATGGTTGGTATTATTATTGGTGTGGCTATGGGTATCTTTGCCTACACAGAAGTGACCGCCAGACTAACTTCACTTGAAACTTCTAGAGAATTAATGAACTCTGATCTACTTAAAAAATCAGAGCAAACTACAACTGATAAAGAACAATATCTTTTATTGGAGGATTTATACGAAACTGTAGAGAAACACCAAGAACTTTTAGATAAAAATATTCATACACAGGTCATGCTAGATCATATAGAAGCACAGTTAAAAAAAGCATTAGAAGATATTGAAGATTTAAAAGATAAGGTAAGACAAAATGGAAACAATCATTAGTAGTGTTGTAGCTCTTTGTATGTTTGTAGCAGGTGAACTTAAAGAACATCGAATACAAGATAAAATGAGTGATTGTTTAAAAGGTAAAAGAGAAGCTGAGAGAAATGCAAATTCATCAATAGAATATAAATGTGGAAAGGTAGATGCTATATTAGAATCTAATATAGATGGTAGCAAATCAATTAAAAAAATAGTAGAAGAATAATTATGGCTATCAGAAAAACTACAAAAGGTAAGAACGCAAACTACAGACCAACAAAGTCTGGAGCTGGTATGACCGCTAAAGGTGTTCGAGCTTATCGAAGAGCTAATCCCGGTAGTAAATTAAAGACAGCAGTAACTGGTAAAGTTAAACCCGGATCTAAAGCTGCTAAACGTAGAAAAAGTTATTGTGCTAGATCAGCAGGTCAACTTAAAAGATCATCAGCTAAAACTAGAAACGATCCTAACTCTAGAATAAGACAGGCAAGAAGAAGATGGAAATGCTAGATAAAATTGTATACAAATTTTTTGGTTGGATTGATGATGTAGCAAGAAAGATTGACGATGCTTTGACATTTGATTTTACTAACTTTAGTAAAAGAAAAAAGAAAAAAAAATAAGGCGACCATTTCTGATCGCCTTAAATTAATTATATTTTTGACGAACTAAATCTAGGATCACCTTCCCAATTAATCCATTTATCATTGTAACATTTTTCACAAATAAATTTATCTTCATTGTACAATCCATTTGGTTGAAAAAATAAACGAATATTATATTTAATAATATTTTTTTTATTACAATCACAAGTTTTTAGTTTCATTTTTACCTTTCGTTTTTTTTTTAATTAGATACATTATATCACATTGAGATTTTAAAAAAATGTAACATGATGTCGCACCTATGAAAAAAAAAGGTTGGGTAAAGTCTAAAGTCAAATCTTTTATTTGTGGTTACTGTAAAGAATGTAACAAACAACTATTAAGTGATGAAGGTGGATGGATTGTTACAGCTAAGAGACAATATTTTTGTCATGATGGTAAAGATGGTTCTTGCTTTGATAACTATTGTGAGATAAAATTGAAACAACAACAGGAGAATAATTATGTATGGTAAGTCAAAAAGTAAAAGTAAACTAACAGCTAAGCAGAAAACTCTGCCGAAGTTTTTACAAAACAAAATTAAAAAATCTAAAAAGAAGAAGAAGTAATGAAAAAAGGTTATCATAAAACTAAATCTGGTAAAATGGCTAAGAAGGGTCTTTACTATAACATCAATAAAAAAAAACGAGCTGGTACTTCAAAAAGTAAAGCTAAGAGTACAATTTCTGCAAAGGCTTACAGAAATATGCAATCTGGATTTAAGAAGAAGTAGTTATTGGCAACAACTCTTCTTTTAATTTAGAATACTCTTCCCATATAGGATATTCGCTACCCCAATATCTAGACTTGTTTTGTTTATTGTTTAGTGAATGTAAAACTGTAGTGTGATCTTGACCAAACACTCTTCCAATAGATGAGATACTTATATTATATTCTTCATGTAAAAGATTATAAAGTATACTTCTTGTTCTAACTATATCTCTAGATCTACCTTTGCCAAACACATCGTGTTTACTTACAAGATATTTTTCACAAACCTTATCTACTATTTTATTAACAGTTTCTAAGTTTGCATTTTTGTAAACAACTCCAATTATTTTTTTATTACTATCATCAATAGGTTGTTTCTGTAAAAGTTTTGCAGCATATAAAAATCCTTCCGAGAACCCTACCTCATATAATCTTTCTTCTTGGTTCGTAAGAAGGTAAAATGCTTTCTTAACTTTATAGATGAATGTGTTTTGGTCTAAGTGTTTTATGTGTTTATTATAGTGTGTGCTTACGTTTATAGTCATAGATCCCCTACAGTTTCCTTTCTTTTTTTTCAATCATTACGTTAATGACTATTTATATGCCATTAACTGTTCTTTTGTCTGCTCTATTTGCCAAAGTAATTTATAAGAATCTTGTTGATACTTATTTACTCTGTACTTCGCTTCCAAGAACTTCTTGTGCTTTTTCGCTTGAAGGTCTTTCAGCTTCTGCAGACGCATCTTGATGTTTTCCATCATGCTCCTTTTTCACTTTTGTAAAATCGAGTCTTAAATTGTCGATATTACATTCTATTAACTCACCTCTATTTTGGGTGTTACTAGCCTTCTCTACATCATCAAAGAGTTCAATCATTTCAAAATGACACTCTCCATTGATAATTCTTTTAAATTTTGTCATACTTATTTAGTTTTTTCAACTTCTTTTTTAATCAAAAAATCTATATACTGTTTGGCTTTTTTAAGATCTTCGATACCATTTTTTCTTTTGTATCTAGAAATATACTTAATTACATTGCCTTCACAAAAATCAAATTCATTTTTAATTATAAAATCAATAGGTTCAATTTTGTTTGCTATGTAGTGTGATGGTTCTTTTATATTATCTGTCATATTAAATCCTGTTTTAGCAAGGTGGGGAAAACGATTAGAAAGGGAAAAAAAACCCCACCCTGCTGGATACCCTTTAGCCTAAGTTAAAAGGTATATTCGTTATTAGCACCTTCACTAGCTTTTGCAAAGGCATTTTTACTTGCTCCTGCTCCACTTGGTGTTAAAATTACTGTTAATTCACCTTCCTTGACATTGCCGTCTTGATCTTTTGACGGAAACGCAGCTTGGTTATACCACTTGCCATTAATATTGACCCCAATAGTCCAGTTCTTATCTGGATGTTTCATATTCTTAGGACCAATATAAACTGGAAGTTTATCTGTTGGTGACTTCCAATCTTTATTCTTGGTTAGGTTGATGTATATCTTGTCGGATTGATTATCCATGTTTACTCCTTAGTTATATCAATCTTATGATTGATTATTTGTTAGTTTGACTTCATGCTCACGAGTACAATCTCTAATTTGTTCGTATGCTTTGAAGTTATTATTTTTAAGATGATTAACAACTGATCTTACTTGACTTTTAACCGAAGCTAATTGTTTTTCAGTTTTAGTTTGTTCGATCC